CCTCCCCCCGTGACAGCGACTGAGGTCACTTGTCGATCTGATACTGTGACCGTAAACGTTGCACCGCTCCCGATAGTCACAGACATAGTTGGAGTGCTTGTGTATCCGCTTCCCTTGCTTGTGACGAAAACGCCCGTAATGACTCCAGCCGTGTCAGTGTATATCACTGCTGCCGCACCCGTTCCACCACCACCGCTGAACGACACGACGGACGACGATGCAGGCCGTTCGTAAAAGCCTTCGTGGCGCGACCTCCCCCACCATGTTCTAGCTGCTGTCGTGTTGTACGGATAACGAAACTGGACTGACGCACTGACCTCAAAGTATTGCAAATCTTTGAATCGCATCTCTTTTGCAACTAGGCTTTTCATCTTGCCAGTGCCAGCAGCAAAGTTTGCGAACACGTCCGAGTTCACCGAGTGTAAATACGCTTGCTGTAGCCAAGGACTGAAGGTTGCGAAGTTCTTTCGCATATTTAGAACGCTGTCACAAATTTCCATAGTCTGGCCAACAATCTGCTCGCCGTTTGCGGTAACTATGGGCATTCCGTTTACATCGCTATCAATTGGCTCTGTAGACATCGCCTGCCCCCAATCAAACTCGACTGGTGCGTTCAACGGGTTGTCGTTGATAGTTTCTGAACCAACTTCTCCGTCGAACTCACAAGCCACTATCGACATTATTGGTCCGACTTTGCTTACGGTTTGTTTTTTACAGACCGCAAACGTGTCTTCGTACAAAGACCCAAGCTGTGAAACACCAGTGGCGTTTTTGATTTCAAGTTCTGTCGCGTCGTAGGTGTGAACGACTTGCCAGCCTTGACTTGCTGTCATTGTGAACGTCCTGCCGTCAGTTGACGAGAACGAACTACCACGCCGTGACCATGCTTCTGCTACGCTAATGATTGTCACGACTTCACCACTTTCAGCTTAGTGCCCTTCTTGGATTCAGCCAACATCTGCTTACGAAGCTCTTGCAGTTCTTTAACTGCGTTAGCAGTGTTCTGTTCGGTCATCTTGGCTGGATCATCCCCCGCACCACGAGTCAGCAGTCGAGCCTCAAACGCTTGGTTGATTTGTTGCGTTGGTGCCTTAGCCGTTTGCTTCGCTTTGATTGCGTCGTTCTGTGCTTGCTGTGCTGCGATATTCGCCGCGTCGGCTTTTGACAAACCTTGCTTTTCAAGTGCGAATGCGTGGGCGGCTTCCTTGCCTTGGGTTAGTAGGACTTGCTCTTCTGCGAGTTTGTCCAGTTCGGTTTGCTTCAAATCTGCAATTCGTTTGGCTTCTTGCTCTTTTTGTGCTAGTGCTTGCTTTTCTGCGTCTTGCTTTTGTTTAAGCATGTCACGCTCTTTGAGGAGTGAAGCTGCTTCTGCGTTGTCTGCTGCGCCAAACGTTTTTTGTCCTGCCTCAATCTTAAATAGTTCGTCGCCTTTTGCTTTGAGTAGTGCGACTTCGTTGCGTAAGGTTTCCAGGTAGGATTCTGACTTTGCTTCGTTGGCTTTTGTTTCTTTAAGTAAGTCACGCTCTTGGGTAAGCAGTCGTACGTTCTCGGAGATGTACGTCCCCTTACCTTGAAGCAGATTGATCTCAGCGGTAAGTGCTTCCGTTGCTGATTGCTCTTTGGCAAATAGTGCGTTCTCTTCTTTTTTTTGCTTGATGCGTTCAGCGGTTTCGTCGTTGTTGCGTCGAATCTGCGTGGCTTGTGCAGCAAGATTTTCGATAAGCTTTTCGCCTTCCGCTACTTGCTTTTCGACCTCGGCTTTCCGTTCGCTGTTCAGCCCGAACATGCTTGTAAAGTCGTCATCGTCTGCGCTGGTTTGCTTGGCTTCTTTGGCTAATATCGAATCGATGCTTGATCGCTTGTCCTTGATCTGGTTTTCGATGTTGTCAAGCAGTGCCTTTGTTGCCGCAGCTTGTTCGTCTGGATCTCGAATGAGCGAGATTTCTTCTTGGTCGCGTCCGAAGTTAAAGTTCTTCAGTTCGATCATTGAAGCCAATAGCTTGTCCGACTTCTCAGTTGCTTTTACAAGTTCGCCTTGCCATCGCTCCGTTTCGAAAATCACGTTTCCGATTGCCTGCCCCACTTGAAAGCCAAGCACCCCAACAACACCAACTAAACCAGCCTTGAACGCCAATGCACCAGCACCACCAAGTTTCTGCACTTCCGCAAACTGGCTAGTCTTTTCTGTGATGCCAGCAAGCTGGCTGGCGTATGCGCCAAGTTCAGTACCGCCTAGCGAGTTCGCGATCACACCAAAGAACTCAGTCGATTTCTTAGCCTGCTCGCCGCTGGTCTTGATCGCCTTGATATTGTTCTCGACGTTCTTGGCTGCTGCTGCAACCTTAGCCGATGCCAAGTCGTCTGCGTCGATTACTATTTGGACGGATTCGCTCATTGTGCTTTCGCTTTAATTTCCGATTCGTCGCTACTCAAAATCTTGACCGCTTTTAGGAACCAAGCTGACTGGTCCAATGCTCCACCCGCTATCGGTGGGATGCCTTTTTCGAACAAGTCTGCAAGCTCAACCAAAGGCACCATTTCTCGACAGTAAGCGTTTGGGCATCCGTCGATCCGAACCATTCCAAACGTGCATTCGTTGCACCCTCCACCATCACACGCTGGACACTCGATCTCGATTGGCTCTTGATCGGTTCCCGCGTCTTTACACTCCTTGCTCGAACAGTGGCGACACAACTGGCCTTGCCGGATGTATGCCGCGACTCTTAGCTTTTTTTTTCCTCGTGAGTAACGTGTTGGTTCGAGTACACTTTCCTGAGCAAGTCTCTCGCTTCGTCGATGCCGAGAAACTCGCGAACGTCGCACCCGAACGCGAACGAACCCATGTTTTGCCACCCGACTAAATACTTTGTGAGCAGATCGCATGTTGCGGTAAAGATCTCCTCTAGCGTTGGTCTGGCAAAGGCTTCATCCAGTTCCACGCCGAGTCTTGTTTGCTCTCTCATGCAAAGCGATCTGGCGTAGAACGTTGGTCGTGATTCGATTGGCTTGTCCTTGTCGGAATCAAGCACAATCGGAAACTTCTGATCTGGTTCTAGGAATCTTGGCATTTGTTAAACTGCTGCTGTGAAGGTCATGGAGAACTCGTTGTCAACCGTTGAACCATCGCGGTTCAGTTGCCATTCGAGATCGTCTGTAACGATGTTGTTTCTGTCCGCTTCTTGGACCTTGATCAACTGAGCTTTCGGAGCTGCTGTTGTCAGGACTGCGTTTGTCGGCCCGTCGAGTCCCCATGTCAACGCGCCTTCAGTCATCGCCAAGAATTGCCCGTTTGGATCGCGGGTTGCAATCAGCTTGGCTTCTGGGTTGGCAGTCACCTTTGGGTTACGATTGGTGATGATGGCCGAGTGGAAGCCGCCAGCAGTTGCAGGGCTTTCCCGCATGGTGATCTCGTTGCCACAATCGAGCGTGAGGTTCTCCAGGAACAACGCGACAGACGCAAAGGTTGTCGTGCTGCTTGCGTACCGGAGCGGCAGTGCTGTCGGGTACGTTGGTGCCAGGATTGCTACGTCGGTTGGAGGCACCCAGACGCCTTGAAACTCAAATTCAAAGTAAGCCATTCGCCCAGTTGGGCAGACTAGTTTGAAGGTTCCAGCAGCACCGCAAATGCTTTTGAATATGCCATCGCAGAACGCACCGATTGTAAGCGTCTTGACGTTGGCGCCAGGTGCTTCGCTGCGTGGCGTGAACACTTGACCGGACTTGACGAGTCCGCAAGCCGGAAGGAATGTATCGGCCCAAGTTGGTTCGGTTACGGTCCCGTCCCACCCGCAATCGATCTTGAAGGTCGCCTTGCCTTTGTAGCCACCGACAACGCTGGACAGCATGCCGAAGCCTGCTTGCCCTTCACGCTCTTCGACTTCGATCTCTGGCTGGATCATGATGTCGTAGGCGTTGAAACTGGCGTCTGTGCCAGTCAATGCGATTGCTGTGCCGACGGTTGTTTCGATTTTTGCTGCGAGTACTCGCTTGCGCTTTAGAAGTGTCATTTTTTCTGTTTACCTCTCAAACCATCGTTGGCTTTTAATGTTAGGAATCGGATTCGTCGTTGTACTTGTTTGGGAAGTTCTGCTTGCGCGACGACAAGCATCTTTGGAATCAACTGCAACGTCTCAAACGCACTACCTGGAGACGGTCCAAATTGCTTCTTTAGTGGAAATCTCTTTTCACCAGCTCGCTCGTAGACATTGCCGCCGTACTGCTTGACGATGAAGGCATTCTTCAAAACGGAAGTGATTCGAAACTTGGGATTGATCTTGAATGACACCCCGCCTTTCTTTAGTTGCTTTGCCCCAAAGTATTTCAGCGGAATTGGATAGCCTTTGAAGAATCCGATAGTTGCTTGCGTCTTATCTTCTGTGGCTCGCGCCTTTTGTTTGATGACCTTCTTCAAGATTTTGACGGGAACCTTCAATTCTTTCTTCAGTTCTTTTGATGCCTCAAACCGAACCTTTTTAGCTGTGGCATTGACTGCTGTAGCCAGCTCGCGTCCGTACCTTCGTGATAAATCACCAAGCACTGTTTTGATGTTGTCGATTGAGCTTTGGTCGATGGTTATCTTCATGCTCGCACCTGGTACGGATCGCCTTCGCTGTGCCTATAAGTGATCTCGACCGGCAAGTTGAAACCACCAATACCGCCATCTTCGTTTACCAGTTCGACTGCCAGCAGTTTTGTATCGATTGCCAACGAGCCGAACTGATACCAGTTTGCTGGCGTCGTAATGCACTTGATGACATCCGCTTGGAACGTGTTGATCGTTGTGTCGATTGGCGTTGACTCCAATTCGCTTGGAAGCACGTGGCATCGCAAGTTGAATACCTGCCGCTTGCAAATCGATGGCGGGTTGCCTGGATAGCTCAAATCGTCAACGATCTCTTCCGAACCTTGCCGAACTACAATTTGAAGGTCTTCAATGTTGTATTCGCCGCCATTTCGTGTTGGACGAATAACACTGCTGACGCTCGTTTCGTAGGTGCTGGAGTTGACCATTCCCTCCAATCGAGTGACCAACGCGACTGCAATTGATTCAAGGACGGTTAGCGACATTCGAGTACCAACATCCCTTCGTCGTGCCCTAGCAGTCGTGTAATGGTTCTTGGTCTTGCGTCGCGTCCAATTCGATACTCGAACTCAATCGCATCGCCGCCGATGTCTAATTCTGCCGACGTGATTCCGTAGTCACCCGTAGTGGAAACGTGGATCTCCGAAACTGGAGTCACCGTGTCCCCATCTTCGGGCACCAGTGCAAGTGCATCGCGGATGATGACAACACGAATCGGCCTGCTGATACCACAACGTGATTTGTACGTTGCAGTCTCAGCAAAGTCGCTTGTGTTGCAGAATACCGCTGAAGCATCTGCTTGAATCATGTCGTGAAGGCTCATCGGTTATCGCTTGCAAATGATGTCAACGTAATCGATCACAACAGCATTGACGTTCGTGTTCGCTGCCTTCTGCAACTGAATGATCGGTTGCAAGCCGGAGCTGTATCCACTCATATCAAAGGTTTGCGATGCGGCAACACGGATGCCATCGATGTAGAACTTCACGTTGGACTTGCCGCCGGTGAAGTCGATCAAGAACTTCTTGTAGGTCGTTCCAAGAGTTTGACCGCTGGAGATGTCATCAACGTCACGAGTACCGTCGTCAGTTTCGCAGTAGACGAGAGTAGTGCTGTTGGCACCAACCATCTTAAACCAAGCGTTTGCCGCAACGCTGTCGGTCGTGTCGCTCCGAGCCGAACCCAAACCAAAGACAAGTTCGCTTCCGGTTGTGAATACGGCAGTCAGCTTGACTCTCATCTCAATCGACTGGATCAAGTCGATGTCGAAAGCCAGCGAGTCACCGTGAGCCAAGCAAAGGTTTTCTACTTCGCTCGTTGCTGCCAATGTCAGGGTAGCTTCCGAAGCTGCCCGAACGTAGGTGGGTGTACCAGCAGCCGAAGCATCGACGATCAGCCAAGGGGTTGCAGGGTCAGCCGACGTAGGGAAAGTTGCGGAAGTTCCGATGAAGTCGTCGACGTAGGGCATAAAATCTTGAATACCAGCCATTTTGTTTTTACCTTTGTTTTGATTGTTTGTTTGTTCCAAGAGAACCCAGTGACCGTAGCCACTGGGCTTATGTTTCAACTACAGACTAGGCGTTGCGGTACAAGCCTCGGAAGTCGATTGCCTTAGCAGCGAACGTCTGACGGATCTTGTAAAGCCAAGTGTCGTTCTTGATGTTCCATTCGCTTTCAAGAACAGGGCTTTCTTCGCCTTGCAAGAAGGTCAATTCGACAGTGTCGATCTGAGCCGAGTCAGCAGCGAGATACCAAACCGAAGCAGAGCTGCTATCAAGTTGTGGCTCGATGATGACTTGGAGGTTTCTCATCCCTTGCGGACCGTAGATGTTAAGCGTGTTGCTGTTACCCGCAACGTTGCCGCCTGCACCTGGGTCAGCAATCGAGTTCACGAACTGCAAGGCAGTGTGAGAGATCGCAGCAGGAACAATCAGGAATCGTGGCTGGATGTTCAGAATCACGTTCGTATTCAAACCCTTTTGGGTCAGCATCGAGACGTAGGCTGCGTTCAAGGTTGTCGCACTGATAACCGCAGGCGCTGCCGACTGGTTGGCGTGACCGCCAGCAGTGGTGACAGCAGTCGTGTTGAACAATGCTCCCGTGTCGGACAATGCAGCGTTTGAAGTCAAGACGCTGTAAACGGCTCGGTTCTGTTCGCGTCGTGCTGCGTTGCCATGCATTGCAGGGATTCGAGACAACGCATCGAGATCGTCGTTGACAATCGTTTCCCAAGACACGCTGAACGAGGCACCGTACTTAGTGACTGAGTACGATTCTCGCAAATCGCTCATTGCCTTTTCTGGGTAATCTTGTCGCTCTGGAACCACTTCCAAGTTTGGCGATTCCGAGAACCGGATTCGATTGATTGCCTTGAAGTCTGGAACGCTGACGCCTTGACGCGCCCACATGTTCCAAGTGTAAGGCGCTTCTTCGTAAGCGTTGAGAAGCGTCTTGTTGGCTGCGTCCAACATCAAGCTGGAAAAACTGCCGGTCGTGTGGTAAGCACTGAAGTCAGCCCGTTCAACTCGGTTGCGTCGCATTGCATCAGGCGAACCCATTGCAAGTTTGGCGATGTCTGGACTGTTCATGCGTCCAGTGTTGACGCCGCGACGAACCAAGAACTGTTCAGCGAGTCGCATCAGTCCTAAGTTCTTAAAGTCTTCAGCACCATCGGCTGGTTTGAATGCTTGTACTGCTCCACGCTTGCCGCTTGCTTGGAGTGATCGCAAGATCAAACCGTCGCGTGCTGCTGCGTAGAACTTGTCGTCTCCAGATTCGGTGACTCGAACATCGGAACCAACCGATGCCCCCAAAGGTTGTGTTGCCATGCGTTCGATAATCCTTTTGCGAGCGTCGGATAAACTTACAAACCCGTCACACAACTCGTCAGCGAAGGCTCGCTCAACTCTGGCAAGTTTGCATGCGGATTGGATTTCTGTTCGTCGGACCTGATCGGCCTGAAGCGAACGTTTGATTTGGTCGATGGTGGAGGCCTGGTTCATGACCTTTGGCTTCAATTCGTCGTCCATCTTCTTGACTGGCTCTTCGTCGTACATCTTTTCGACAACAGGAAGAACTTCTTCAACTGGCTTGTCTCCTTCCATGTGTTCCACTTCTGGCATTGGTTCTTTGCTTTCGCCAACCTTGCCAATGACCCATGCTAAAACTTGGTCTGGATCAACTACTCCATCTGGAAGTCCCATTGCTGAGAGCTTCGCCAACAGTTCAGGATTCATGCGAATCACCTTCCTATTTAAGTCCGTGTATGACCGACGAACGGTCGATTGCTCATCTGCACCCGTTGCACAGATAGAAGCGTTTTGCGGTTGCCACTTCGTGTGAATCAAAGCTGGTCCGTCGATAACTACCCCTCGCGGAGTCGTGTAAGATTGGCCGCGTTGAACGTAAAGCGTTTCAAGCGGTTGCCCTGTGATCGAGAAGTCCGTGATGTGGCCCTCGCTCATTCTTTGCATGATCGTTTGCGATTCAGCGTCTGACGCGAACACTGGCACCCCGTAGAGTTCTCCGTTGGTTCCGTCGATCTTCATGTGCTGGATTGAGCCGAAGATGTTTCTAACGGTCTTGTCGTTGTGGCTGTCAACGATGGGGATCTGGTCGCGTCCACCACGCCACTGGATGCCGTCCATCAACAGAACTTCGTTGACGACTTGCTTGGTTTCTTCGTCCCATCGCTGGATCGGATTCTCTGTTGCAATGACTGCCCGCTGTGGTGAGACGACCGCAATAGCTCGCTCAACCTTTGGTCCGTTTAAGATTGGTAGCTTGCCCTTCTTAAGCATCTGCGACCTCCTCGGTGGGTACTGGGTTATCTACTTGACCATCGGAAGCATCGGCAACAATTGCATCGATGTTCTTTTGGCTTAGTCCGATCATGGAAAGCTGTGCGGTTGCTAGTGCTTGACTCATGGAACCGTCGGACAGTCCGTTGAGAACGTCGGTTAGAGCTTTTCGGTTGCGGTTCCACTGTTGCCGCGAAAGCCCCATCCACTCGCCCGATCCTGCTTGCTCTGCTTGTTCCGCTTGTGCTTCGTCTGCTGGACCTTCTGCACCCGTCTGAGCAGCCATCATCTGCGCGGTTTGTTCATCTGCTTTGAGCAATCCCAGCTTCATTCGCAACTTGCGTTCTTTCGCGGCTTGATAGAACTTGGCTCGCCAAGAACCGCCGCGTGCGCCGATCTCGTCTTGGTAGGTACTCATAAACGAATCGATAGACGACTGTGCCGCGTTCTGTTCGCTGGTAGGATCGACCCATTCCAGCTCTGGTAGCTGCCATTCGACTGGAGCCACGCCGCGACGATCTTCCAGCAGTTCGGTTGACGTTGGAAACTTATCGAGTCCTTCCCGTGCTGCTGCGTTAAGGAACTCGTCCCAAACTGGTTGGCAGCAATGGGCAACCATGAAGTTCTGCCATCGCTTATTGCGTGGGCGATCTTCTAGCTTCGATGTTCTGGATGACGAGTAGGATGTCTTGGAGAAGTCCTTTGCCACTGCCTCGTAGCTTGTGCCAGTGCCTGCACAGATACCGCGAAGCATCAAAGCAATCCACGGTTCAGAACCTGAGTTTGGGCGACCTGGATTGGCGAACTCAATCGACTCGTTGGATGCAAGCCGGGTGATAATGCCAGGTTCTAGGTAGTCGAGCTGGTTGCCGTTGTGGTCGGTAGTGTCTTCGCCGCTTGGAGCAAGCAGACTTGCGGTTGGGTTGTCCGACTTGATGAAGGCAGTAAAGCAGGACGAAACTGCTGATGCCTGTAGTTCGTTGTCTATGTATGTTGCCAAGTCACGAATAGGCGACATGACGGGAGCAAACCAACTAATCCCCCTCGATTGACCCACTCTGTCCTTGCGATAGAGATGGAGAACTTCGCTAGCTGGTACTCGCTCAGGTGTTTGGTTCTTGACACCGTAGGGGCTGTTTGGATGTTCTGGGTAGATCCAGTAAGCAATCGCCCTGCCTTTGTCGTCAAGTTCAACGCCACGAATGATTCGATTGCCGGATTCCCTGGAAGCCCGAACCGTAAATGTGTCATGGTTGAGCGATAGCCGGTCAGCTTCGATCAGTTCCAACGCCAAAGGGACTGGCCTGGATATGCCTCGATACTCTTTGCCACTTGTCTTGACGAACCGGATCAGCACCTCACCCGCTTCGACAATCTCTCGCTGTGCTAGTGCCTGGATCTCGGCAAAGGTAAGTTCGCCGTTAATATCGCAGACTTCGCACCATTGCCCCCAGACCTTATCGCGTGCGTCGTTAACATCTTCAATGTCGTCGCCTTCCGCTGTTTCGAGCGTGGATTGTGCGGTGATGCCATCGCCAATGACATTGCTGACAATCGTATCAACTACGTTCCAAGCGTAAGCATTGTCTCGAACTAGCGATCTGGCCCAGGATCGCATCGCATCTGCACCGAACGGTCCAAGCAGTTCTTGATCAGCAGCCTGGTTGCGTGGCTTCTTGTTGCCAGTCAAGCGGTTGGATTCCGCACCCTGGTATTGACGCTGAACGTGTCGCCGTGCGTGAACTCGCTTCAGTTCTGCGACTGGAGAAAAGACGCCAATGACCTTGTCGAGCATCTGGCCGATCATCGGGAGGTTCTCCCAAACTTGGCTAGGCTGAACGGACTTTGGCCGCCTTCACGATTCGCTTGGATTTGAAGGATTCGGCGTTCTTCAAAAAGGGTGGCTAGGTCAAGTTTCGTAACTGACCTTGCGCCAATAGAATACGACGAAGCCCCCCCGGTTAAAAGGGATTCGATTGCCGCGTCGATTTGTGCCAATAACGATGAAGCTGTCGCCATGAAAGCATCATGGCAAACTTACGACTCAAGTGTATCTACTTGTTTCCGCTGTGTGGAACTGTGTCCGAATCTTTCCAAGTCGAGCCGCAATAGTGGCATCGACAGTACCGAACATTGCCGCGAGTCGCAAAGACCCTGGTGAAGTTGGTGCCTGGTTCTCTGATTGATGTGCAGACTGTGCAAGGCTTTGCTGTGAAGGTCCGCGACCGTGCGCGTGGTTCGGTTGTTACCAGGACTGGCAACGCCACTGCTGGTGGCTGCTCCTCAATCGTCGCTGTTGCCATTGGTTTTTTCTTTCTGCTCATTGGTACTTATCGTCTCCTTGGTATCCAATTCCCGCCGCCTGGTCGCTTCCTGAATCTTGTCCCGTGCTGATACGCGGATGGTTTCTCACTTGCCACCTTGGGAGCGTTTCCGTCAACGTGTCTAGGTGACACTTCCGCTTCACTCGGAGCGATCAGCTTGACCCCACAAACCTCACCAGCCGCCGCCGCCATGTAAGTCGCATCAAGCCAGTGGTTGTTTTCGTTCTTGGGGTTCCATTTTGTGACAGTCCCCCTGCCTTCCTTGAACTCGGTTATGAGTTCTTCCGCTGCGATATGGTGGGCGAAACTATTGTGGTTTTGCGTCCCCTCTGTCTGATAGAGCGACATTGCCCCACGCCGTAGCATGTTCGTCTCATCGAAAGTCGGTGTCAGGAATCGCTCATGTACCCACTGTTTCCAGTAGTTCGTGTCGAGTTCGTAGAGCCAGATGTCTTGTGAACGGAAGTATTGAGCGTGAAGGTTAGCACCTGCCAGCATGGTTGCCGTTGACTGCTTGCGAGGGTGGTACGGATTCATCCCCTTTGATGGCTTGAAGATACCCTTGACCTGACGACAGAACTCGTAAGCCGCATTGGTGAAAGTCCCTGAATCCACCATTACGAAGTCTATCCTCCGAACCGTTCCTGTTGCGTCCGTATAGTTCTTCGACAGTAGCTCGTCACGCCAATTCAAAAGAGCTTTGTAGATCATTGGCTCGCTAGCTTCGTTGTCTATCGACTTGTCGGTCCCAGTCACTTCAGCAACGCCATAATCGACGACAGCACCACCAGCACCACCCCACCAAGCAACGACAGTCCAATGGCATTTGTACTTGCCCAAGTCAATTGCTGCTGTCAATGCTGTTGTGTTGGCGGGTAGTTGCCGTTTGGATAAGCCATTGAGGCGACTTGAGACGACAGCAGCCGTTAGTCCGTTCCCTTGCGGTCCTGCTTCCTCTGGTGGGTCGTTGTCAATTTCGGTAGCTACTGCATTGGCATTTGTGTCAGCGACTCGGTTGTAGTAGGCTTGCTGCGTTGATAACTCCAGTGGTTCACCGTCTTGATGCAAGTCTCTGTTGAAACTGTAGACATTGGAAACAACAGACCCCGCTTCAATGTCTTCTTTGTTGTCACGCCAGAATCGGAATGCAACTCTAGCGTCTGGATCGTCAGCCGCCCTAAATCGCCTTAGCTCAATGTACTGTGCAACCAAGTCCATTCGATCTGGTGGCTGCTTCATTTTGCGATAGCGTTTCCCTTTCCAGCTTGGTTTCTGCTTAGGGTCTGTGTACTTGAACGCAATGCACTTCCTGTTTTGCGTCGTGCAAAGCATTACCCTAGCGATCCGCTTGGAACTGCGTGACAAGCCTGCAACGTCTTCCTCAATGATCTTTTCGTTCTTCTCAATCGTTGGATCTGACGCTGCTGCTTGCGCATCTTCGATGTCGTCAATCAACGCTAAGTCTGGACGCTTGCCCCGAAACTTTGTACCGCGAACCCTACCCTTGACTCCGATCGCCCCCATCACTTGACCATTAGCAACCGATTCGAACTCTTTTGGCCAATGTGGTAACTGTTCTTTGGTGATCAACGGAAATGCAAAATACTTTGAGCCTAAGTACATCCGGCAATACTTACCGCCAACAGTTTGTAATCGAGCGTTTGCCGTGCTTGCGCCAACAGCTTCCAATGGAATGCCGATCTCTGGAAAGTCCTCAATGAATCGCTCCGAGCTGGTGATGCGTTCGCGTGTCGCCTTTAGTTCGTCGGATGCCGAATCCTGGTTCTTACCGATGACAACAGGAAAGCACGACAGCCCTGCCAACATCAAGCAAAAAGCCCCATCCATCGCCAGTGTCGTCTTGCCTTCGCCCCGACTCGCTGCAATCGCCTGATCCCCGCCATACCTCGCCGCGTGAACAATAGACGCTAGCATGGCCGAACGATCCTCGGTAAACGGTTCATCGTAGGTCGATGGAAAGTAAGTTTCCAGCAATAGCTCAAAGTCCTGCAAGCACCGTAGACGCAACTCGTAATTCTTTGGTGCCGGAATGTAAAGCTCACGCCCGATTGCTCGCTGCTTGGCTTTGCGTTCGCGGTCGTATTCTTTCTCGTTGAACGCCTTCGGATTGAGAACACGCTGAGCTTCACTGGTCTGCGACTCTGGACGATTGCGAATCCAAAGCTCCAATTGCTCCGGGTTCATTTGCAATAATTCCGAGCTTGACAGCAAGTTCAATGAGTTCAAGTTTTCGCTTATGCTCCCGGTCGAGTTTCTTTTCTTGTGCCTGCCGTTCTCTCTGAGTCAATCCATCAGCCGCCATCAATGCACGACTTGCCGGAATAATCAGGT